TGTTTCATATTTTTGCAAAACATCTATATCGCTTTTAATGTTTATAAAATATGTTTCATATTTTTGCAAAACATCTATATCGCTTTTAATGTTTATAAAATATGTTTCATATTTTTGCAAAACATCTATATCGCTTTTAATGTTTATAAAATATATAAAAAATTGATAAAAAATAATGACTGACGATTGATTAAGAAATGATAATTATTATAATTGTTCGATAATATAACAATGGAGACAAACCATGTTAAATTACGAGAAAATTTTGATAGAGATTATAAAATTCTTGATAAATACCTGACAGAACTAAATAAATTTAGAGAATTATTTCAGAATAGTGTTGTTGATAAAGAATCACAACATTATTACAATTCATTTTTTAAACAATCTGATATTTTCAAAAATAATTTCAGAAACTTATTCAAATCGTATGTATTTGATATTATAAATAAACCACACAACACGGTAAATTCCGATATAGAATTAATCAAAAATTGCGTAAACTATTTTAAAGATAAATTAACAAAAAAATATGATGACTATAACGATTGTATGAATAAATTTAAAACTTACACAAATGATATGAAAAAACGCCATCTTAAAATAATATTTAGAGACCAAATTACTGATGAACAAGCAGAGAAAATAGATTACTCACAGATACAAAATATTTATATGAGTAATGGCAATAAACAAGTATTGATCGAATTATTACAATCGATAGAAAACAGACACACTGAAATAATGAAATTAGAAGAATCGTTGAATGAACTAGCACAATTGTTTCAAGATTTTGCCATTCTTGTTCAAAGCCAACAGAAGAGTTTAGATTTGATAGAATACCATGTTGATAATGCCGTAATGGATGTAGAAAACGGTGTAAAAAATTTAGACAAAGCATTAGATCATCAAAAAAGTTCGAGAAAGAAAATGTGTTGTATTTTGGGATTAGTCTTTGTTCTTTTAGGGATACTGTTGGTTGTCATTCTTGTTCCCCTGTCAAAATTTATAAAATTTTAATATCAAAATTTATTAAAATTTGATTAAAATAATATTTGGTTTTAATTTATACATACTATTCTATATTGATCAAAATTAAACACAATAGTTCTTATGACATCTTATTATGCACCAAAACTTAATGATCCTAATTTCAAAACAAATAATCCACATAATGAAATGTTGAAAACAATGACATTCGCCAGAAATTATGATGAATTAAAAAAATATATAAAATATATTGGGGCAATACAAGATCTAAAACAACACATAATTAAAGAATCATTTGATAAATCTATAAGGACAAATTTTATTACTGATTTGGATGATGAAACAGTTCTATCAAAAAATTTATTTGAATATGTAAGACCACCAAAAACAGACCAATATATTATCTGGACATTAAATAAAAATAAAACTCATGACGAAGTATTAAATTTACTAACTGATTTTTTAGGATCAAACGATTATATTCTGTGGACTAATGATAACACGGTGTACACTTCAATACCACAAATAAAACATTTTCATTTGATTATCAGCCGGAATAATGATATTAAAAATACGAAAAATACAAAATTAGAAAAATTAATAATCATTGGTAGACATGGACCACGAGAACCAATAGATTATCTTCCTGGTTTACAATGGGACAAAAATGCTATAGATGAAAAAAAGGAATTTAGTCAACATGCTCATTTAACTAAAAAAGGAGAATTGTTTTGTAAAGAACAGGGTAAATTCATAAGAAAATATTATGATGAATTTTGTAATGAACTGAATAATGAAAATATTTTGATTGCATCGAGTGGTATGACAAGAACAACAGATAGTGCACTCCATTTCATAAGTGGATTTATACCGGATATGTCTGTTAATGAGGTTACTTACATGAAAGAATTATCGGGATACGGTAGTTTAACAAAAGAAGAAACACATGAATTTTATAAAGTGATGTCTACTACAAAATCTTCAATAACTGAATCAGAAAAATTTACTAAACTGTACGACTTAATACATAGTAAAACGGGTGGTAAATTGGAATCATTACACAAATGTTTTGAGATATATTCATCATTAAAATGTTATGAAATAGAAACGGAAAATTTTAATGACATCATTTCATCGGACACAATGTGCGATGTCAATGAATTAGCTACAGAATTTTATCACGAATTATTTTCGTTTAATGATAGATTTTATTGTAATAGACTATCGCAAGGTATACATGGAATGATAGATGATCTTATCGCTGATAATAAAACTAAATTTGCATATCTCGCATCACATGATTCTCTTGTTTTTCCTCTTGCAAAATATTATGTTGGTAATCAACGACTCCATATACCTAATTTCTGTTCAAATGTTCGTTTTGAAGTCTGGTCTGTTCAATGTGAAAAAAAAATAGTACGAGTATACTATGACGAATTGTTTATTACAGAATATTTTATTTAACCTAATTTATTTTATTTCAACTTAAATAATTATGTAGAATAATACATATCAATGTCATACTATTGTTATATATTAAGATCTGTAAATCCACTATATCCAAATAATACATACGTTGGAATGACTGTAAATCCAACAAGAAGATTAAGACAACACAATGGTGAATTAGTCGGTGGGGCAAAAGCTACAAAAACAAAACAACCATACGAAATGTATTGTATAATATCCGGATTTCCTACATTACATGATGCCCTGTCATACGAATGGCATATAAAACATCCATCGGGGAAAAAAAAAGTCCCGGGTAATTTTACGGGTATTAATGGACGAGTCAAAGGGTTAAAACATGTTATGGAAACACGAACACCACCGTTTGATATTGTTATAAATATTAAAGAAGATTGTATAAATTTATTAGATGGTTTGGAAACTGAAAATATGAAGGTGGTTCCTATTCCTTAGATTCAATTGGTTATAAAAAATTGGTTATAAAAAATTGATTATTAAAATATACTGGATAGTTCATTGATTTTTAGAATGAACTATCCACACAAAGATACTTTGTGAACTAATCGAACAATCGAACAATCGAACAATCGAACAATCGAACAATCGAATAATCAACTATGGAGATTCCGATGCAACCAACAGCCCCAACTACTCCCCCGCATCAGGTCTCTACCCCCATTGAGATCCCTGTACCAAGGAAGCAGGATGGTGTACGTCAGACCCGATTTTCTCCGAATGACCCTGTTCGTCGTCGTCTGAATTTTGTTGCAGAACCAGTTCGTCCTGAAAATGATGGAGTTCATGGAGCCACGGGACCTCAGACCCCGACACACCAACGTTCAAATGAATATGATGCGGCAACCCCAGGAGCTCCAAAAAAGCCTAACGGAGGAATGATTCGTCGCACAGACAGTAACTTCAATGTCTTCGATGCAAATCCACCACCTCTGGTATGGTAACTGAATGTCCTTGGTATGACACACTGGTTTAAATTTTTAATTTGATTGAACAATAAAATGTTCTAATAAAAATTTAAAACCATTGACGATCATCATATTTTGTGTTTCTTTATTGTTATCAGTATTTGTTTTTTCTATCATTATTTCTTTAAGATTTGCCCACTTTGACAATAATATTTTATCATAATCCGGGATTTTTATGAGTATATTAACAAGTGAATCAAATAAATTTATGAAATCATTCGTATTAAACAAATTATTGTCAATTCGATGTTTTATATGGTCAATATTTATATGGTTTAAATTATTATCTAAATATTTTATATTGTACGACAATAAATTTATGTATTCGATAATAATGTTTAATATATTGTAAAATTCATTATAATTTTCGTTAAGACTATTAAGTGTATTATCCCAAAAAGTTTGTACAATATTTTTTTTGATTCTGTTTTGTATTTCGACATACTTGAATAAAATACTTAAGTCAAATTTATTATCAAAATGTAAAATTAAATGTTTTATTTCAAATTGACTTTGGTTCATAACGGTGATTGTATCATTTTTTTGTTCATCACTGTATTTATCACTGACAATTATTAATTCTTTCGTTATTTCTACATCACACCATCTTTTAATAAGTTTATTGATTTGTTTTTCTCTATCTATCCGAATAAATTGATCAAATTTATTGTAGTACGAACGTAACGCTTCTGTGAAGTCTATTAAATTGTCCCTACACTGTTTATATTTATGTTTATTATCAATAAAATATGTTATATATTTAGTCACAGTAATCGATAATACATATAAATTTATTTCAATATCGTTGTCACTAAAATTATTAATCATCGATGTATAATCCGATAGCTCCATATTCGTTAAAAATTTCAATTCAGAACAATTAATGGAAAAAAAGTCGTCAGGAAATCCTACAATAATATATGCCGATAATAATTTTTTTTGATGTGACATGATCTGTATTTGTTTTTTATTACCAGATTCGAGTGTATTTAAAATAGTTGTAATTCGTTCCACAACCTGCTTATTTGTGATGAATTTAATCAACTCTTTATATTTATTGTTGTCAATCAATTTATTTAGATAAAGAAATATCTTTTTATTTTTATAAATTTGTTCAAAAAAATCGTGCCGTTTTAATTTAGTGTTAGTATCAATATTATCAATATTATTCTCGCTAGGTGTTCCATCAAAATAATAAGAATCATTAATATCATTAATATCATTAATATCATTAATATCATCGATATCAGCAATGTCATCGATGTCATGAGTATCATCAATGTCATGAATATCAATATCAATACTATCAAGGTCTTTTATATCTATCATTTTTTCTCAATATATTTAATAAACATATTTTATTTTAATACGTCAACAAATGATGTATTAAAAATATTAAAAATCTGAAATATATTTTATAAACATAAAAAGCGATATAAATGTTTTGCAAAAATATGAAACATATTTTATAAACATAAAAAGCGATATAGATGTTTTGCAAAAATATGAAACATATTTTATAAAGAAGCCAAGTATGGGACTAAATATTGGCAGTTTGGAGTTCCTAATCCTGTTAACAAATCATATCCAGTACCAGATTTTAATTTTGCAGTTCCAACACCATTTGCAGGTGAACCTGTAACAGTTTTAACATCATAGAAACATTGTGAGTATGTGTAAACAGATTGACTCGGTTTTGCATTTACAAGATTGTATAATCCTTGTTGTAGAACAGCATTTGTTAAAAGCGTTTTCTTATGTGCGACACGTAATTGATTAGCTAATGTAATTATAGCAGCCCATGCAGGAGCTCCAAAACTGGTACCACCGACTGTATACCAAGGAGAACTTGTCGATGCTCCGTACATAGTATTATAAACAGACACACCACTATTTGGATCAGCATTGAAAGATACATCTGGTGTACCTCTTTTATTATTAAGTGTTGTCAAACTAACGACACCACCCGAAGGCATTATTGATGGTAAATTATTTTTTTGAAAAGGTGGTATCGATTCAACTGTACTAACACCCCCACCTGTTGCAGAAGTTGAACTATTATACCAAGCCGTTTCAGGACTTCTAGTGAATGTGGCGGGGTGAGTACTGGTATTTTCTGTCAAAGTTGTACCCCCGACCGATAAGACATTTGGTGATGATGATGGATAACCAACACCAGGTGAATCACCAGCACTAGCGACAAATACTACGTTTGATGTGGTGCTAATAAAATCACTATCAGATGATAGTTGGGTACTTGCTTCTCCACCACCCCAACTTAATGAAATGACATTTGCGCCCGCCGTTATAGCAGTTTTAACAGCTGTAAGTAAATCAGTCATGCTTGCAGATGCGGCTTGTACAAGTAAAATTGTAGCACCTGGAGCAATGGCATGAGCCCATTGAATATCTAATGATTGTTCTAATGACCAACCTGTATTTGCTGTCGTACCGAGAGTTTTGACTACAAGATTTGGTGTGGGTAAACCATATTGTTTAGAAAAAGCTGCTAAATCGCTAGCGGCATTTGCGTATGTATATGCATCAACAATACCGATAATTAATCCAGTACCTGTAGGAGCGCCAGAAATTTGACTTATCCCGTAAAGACTTTTAATTGTTACAGGAGCTATTCCAGCCGGACTATATACTACAGTTCCAAAACTAGTTACTGATTTATCCGGTGTACCAATATATTTATATGTCGGAAAACACATAATATTATCTGTCTCATTAACGGTAGTATCAATAATAGTATCATTCTTTTGATTATTATCATTACTATTATTATCATTATTATCATTATCATTATCATTGTTATTCTGATGATTTATATTATCATCATTGTTTTGTTTATTGTCATCATCAGTATTATGATTTATGTTGTCATTTATAGTGTTGTCATTATTTTTAGTATGATCAAGTATTTTTTCCAATTCAAATAGCAATCTATCGATTTTTTCTTCTCTGACTCGACGTTTTACTTCTTTTACTTTAGATTTATCTTCATTTTTATCTTTTTTTTTTTCTTTTTGGGAATAGTCTTCATTTTCATTGTGTTCTTTTTTATGTTCTTCTTTTTCCTTATTAGCTAAAATTACGAGTAAATCAGTTATAGAAGCGTCTATGTCATTTGGTTCAATTAAATCAGTATCATTAAAATGGGGAATTCCCTTAGCATCGGACTGATTTGTTTGTCCATTTCTGGATTTTTTCGACATGTATATATATAATATTAGTATATTATATAAAATTATGACTGATAAAATAAACACATCGAAATGTCTAATAGACTACAAATCAATAAATAAAATCAAAGCCTATCAGAAATTGAAAACGTCAATGTTCGTTGAGAACATTCTGTTGCATTACAAAAATGTTCTGATGAATAATTCCATACTTGTTTTATATTTCTTTCAACAAATTTTGTCAGATTTTCTGAATGTGTAATTAGAACAACTGTTCCATCATAAAAAGATTCGAGAAATGTAAATATTTTTTTAATTGTATCGAAATCTATATTTCTTTCTGGTTCATCGAGTAAAAGAAGAGGAATTCGTAATTCAAATGTTTTCCATATTTGACTGGCCAGAATAATAACTTGTGTTTCACCAGGTGAGAGACTTTTTTCATTTTTACTAATAGATTCATTCATATTATTCATTGGAAGTTTGTGTATAATATCGAAGTTCTCTAAAAATCTAGTTAATTTTACAATATTATTATTAGAATTAGGAAACAGTTCTGTTAATGACATTGTTATCGTATTCTTTTTGTTAGATCTATAATCGTCAGAAATACATTGTCTCACATATATTCTATCATTTTGAATAGCTTTGAATTCTTTCGATATTTTTTGACCGTTAACAAAAAATCCATTGGTAACAACTCCATCATAAAGGCCCGCAAGCAAATCCATTGTCACAGATTTTCCACAACCCTTTTTGCCGTGTAAAAGAATTACTCCTCTTTGTTCTAAATTAATAGTAATTTTTCCAGTAAATGACAAGTTAATATTGTCTGAAACATTTTTTTTTATATCATTAATTTCTATTTTGTTAATTGTACCAATCAAATTATTATTATTATTATTGTGATTATGATTATTATCAGTTATAATTGTAATTGCATCATTTTCATATAATTCAATAAGATCGTCGAGCATTGCAAATGTAGATGTCACATGACTTTTTGCAATATCTCTTACTTCCGAAAGATATGAGATAACATTAGAAAAACCAAAAATTCTGTTGGAATTAATTATCAAAAAAATAACGAGTCCAATATTCCCTGAGTACATCAAGTATAATGACACAAATACCAACATAATTACGCGAACTACATTGACAATGAGTTTTGTTTTCTGTGATAAAATATCGCGATCATCCCAAATTTTGTATGAATCAACCAAACCATTAATTGGATTGTACATATCTTCAGTGTATAATTTTTTATACAATGGTGAATACATGATATCAACCCGTTGCGTGAATTGATTGCAAGTGTCATTATTAATCCGATCAATTTTCGTTTTTATTTGTGCATCTAAATTGGAAATATTTATACTAAGTTTTTGGTTCAATTTGAATAAAATTATTGTTCCAATTACAACGAAAAATCCAACAAGCACATTATTTGTAAATGTTATAAATAGAATAGAAAGGGCATCAATCGTCATTTCAACAGATTGAGAACATGTACGTGTCATATGTTCATATGTATGAAAAATATCACGCAGTGATTCCTTTTGTGATGTACCGGGATGTTTTTCCTTCCATCGTTGGGGAGCATTTATGTATAGTATATTAATCAATGTCGTTATTTTTTCAGAAACTTGCAATTGTTCAGCTATGACTTTTTTTTGAATCAAATATGTTATTCGTTTAATAATTACCAAAGAATAATATATACACACAAATATTAAAATAGATGTGGGTTCCGGGATTATATTAATGTTATTTAACTGACCTTGTTGGTTAGTGCTGTCCACTCGATCCATTCGGTCCATTCGGTCCATTCGATCCATTCGGTCCATTCGATCCATTCGATCCATTCGGTAGGCAACTTGGTTAGGCTTATTTATCATGAGTAATTGGTTTGTACAATATACTATGACTAATTCAATAATCAACTCATACATTGTGTTTATAATGGAATACTTGAATGACATTATTCCCTTTGTGGAATTTATCAAACCCATAATATATAATCCCCAAAATGCTCCAAAGCGCTCTTTTTTTGTACGGAATGTATTAAGAATATCTATATTCATTTCATTCATATTTGAAGTAAAATATTAGATTAACTTGATGTCAATAATGTTTCGAATTAATAAAGCTTTGTAGTTGTTATCATATTCAATTTTTTGACATTTGTTTAACTAATTTTTTTATGTTGTATATACAAATGTTTCATCAACTTATTAACACTTATTATTGCTCCCTCCATCCAATTATGCAAAGGCGAATACACTTCACCAACTATATATATATGTTTGTTATCAAATGGCGTCATTATTTCTTTCGACACTTCATCTGAATTATATGAAGGCTTCCATATGTGTGTCCCCGATTCGCAAAAGTGATAGTATAGTCTAAGAGGATCAGGTATTATTTTATTAGGAAATAATTTGTGTAAATGAAAGAATATTTCTTTTTTACATAGTTCGCTATTATTAACAGCTAAATTATTTATTACCTCGGCATTTATTGTGTCAGAATATGATATCATAATAATTCCTACTTCTGGATCAGTAGGTTTGATTTGTCTAATTAAACTATTTGTAACAATATTCCCAATGTCATCGTACCAATTACCTCCATTATTACTTTTATTTAATTCAAAAACACCGTAAACTCTCATCAATGGTTTATTCATAACAGACGAATGTAATTTACTGAATATATTCGATGTATAAAGGAAAGGTATTTTAGTTAAATCATTATGTGTAAGAGCAAAAATGATTTTGTTTACATCAATATAATTAAATTGTGCTGTTGTTTTATTTAGTATTTTACATTTAAATTTACTACTATTACTTTCACTTTCTGAAATATCAACAAGTTCATTGTCAGTCATTATTTTAATACCTACATTTGTTATATTTTCAACTAATTTATTAATTATTTGAATTAGTCCACCGTCCAATTTATAAAATCCTCCTCCTTCTTTGAATTCTGTTTCAAACATTTCAATAGCTTTCATAGTGCTTTGATATAATATATCTCCTGAATAACCGAATTGATCCTTTACCATTTCAGCCGTTTTCGTATCATAAAAATGTTCAATAAAAAAATACAGGGAATAATTTTCAGCCATTTTTTTAACATTTTCATCATTGGTATTTACTAGGTTAATAACTTCGGCAATAATTTTTCGAAAATTTGATTCTTTGTCCATTAGTGTTTTTGTTATAATACCATTTTCTTCTTCATAATAATGTTTATCAATATTGGGTGTTTTAACTAATTTAGAACTCAACCCTAAATTATTTACAAGATTTATCATATTATTGTGATGATATGATATCCTACTAGCACCCAATTCGATTGGTGTTTCCCTATCAAAAATAGTACATATTCTGCCACCAACTCTATCTGATTTTTCTATAATGAGTATGTTCGATATCCCAAAGATTTTATTTAGTAAATATGCAGAATAAAGACCACTTATACCGGCTCCGATGATTATATATTCGTATGAATTATTCATATTATATATTAGTTAAATAATATATAAAATAATATTGAAATCATATATCGATGATATATATTCATATATTTTGTTCCCATTTGTTAATTGTATTGAACAATATCATATAAAATATGAATAATATTAATGAAGTTTTGCCTCTGAACTATTTCGATAATTTACCGGACAATGTTCGGATATTGATGATATTCTTGGCGTGTAGAATTGATAATAAATTGAATATTTCAGATATCATGAATAAAATAAAAAAAACAAACGATCCTGAATTTATATGTATACGAATAAGGACTCATATTACTAAATTTAAAACAATTAAAAAGGTAAATGTCATTGTCGATGAAAAAACTGGACTCTTTCAAATAACTGGGCATTCCATTGAAAATATTCATGAAACCATAAACAAAATGATTGATATTTGCAAACATACTGAATTTACTATTAACAATTTGTCTGAGTTCAAAATAAACTACTTAAATTTTTCAATAGAATCTCCGGTGATTGGATTTGATATGAATAAATTATACAAACAATTAAAAACTAACAATTACGATTGCAACTATGATCCTAGTACATTTGCAGGTATGTATGTCGTCTATAATAATGAAATTATTGGAACAAAAGTATCAATATATATTTTCAGGTCGGGACACATATTAACAACAGGTGCGACACGACGCGAGCATATTACTGAAATATATAAATTTATCAACGAACTTATTCACATTCCGAATTTAAATTCGGATTCGGAATATTTACATTCCTTGGATACGAAAGATTATTACGATTTAACAAATATAAATATGGAGATAGAAATTTAAAAATACACTTATCAAGAACAAGTCTAACTTGAAGTTATACCGAATTAAAAGGGTTATTATAACATCTAACAATGTTATAAATACATGTCGTAATAAATTAATAAAATTCTAATTTAATATTATTTTTATTACAGAATTCGTTCACTGAATTAATTATAGGTTGGTTTTTATATTTATTACTTACAACAAAAGTTTCAATATCTTCAGCAAGCACGACGGGACCATGAATTTGTGCTTCAATATAACTGTACACATGTGCAGAAGATGGAATTTTTCCAACAGCTATTTTAATTATATCGGTTAACATTACATCATCAATATAATATAATATTTGAATACAATTATCGAAAGAACAGATATGCAATTGTTTCGACGATGAATCACCCTGAACAAATGATGTGCGCGTTTTAACGGATTGTTTCAGTACGAAATATGAATCTCCGTAACCATAAGCGCCTGTAACACCACCTGGATAATTCAACATATTAACAACACCATATTTGACTTTTTCATGTGCTGTACTATCGACATAAATGTTACCGAATAAATTTTTTTCCCAATCTATTCTAGAAGTTGCTGACAAACTCCCACCACTGGTCTTCGTTTCAAATTGGTTCCTATATTCAGTATCTTTAATAAGAAACTGTAAAGATTTATTAATATTAACATGAATAACGAGAGGAGCAATTGTCTGAATATACTTCATTGTTTTATCGAGGTCATCTTCCGTGAAACCATTTTGTTGAAAACGTTGAAGAACTAAAAGACGCATATTTCTACTTATTATTCTAGATTTTTTTTTAAATGTTTCGACAGCACGAGATTGTTTGTCTGTTAATTTTTTTAATTCATTTTCTATTTTTTTTTCCATTGATTGTTCATTTACCTTTTTATCATCAATATTTTTATGATTTTTTTTATTATTTTTAAATTCTTCCATCATTTTTTGCTGTTCTTTAACACAATTTTTTTCATGATTATTGTAATCTACGTGATTTATATCGTTATAACATACTTGGCAAGTGATATACATTTTAATTAATTTTTTATGATATTACAATATTATAATATCATAGAAATAAACAAATAATTATTATTCAATATTTTTAACAATATTTAATCTGAACCGAATGTATTTTCATCAGCATAACAGACGTAAAGAAAGCCATCTTCATCCTTATATGTTTGGTAAACAGTACCAATCATTTCTGAAGTTGGAGGTAATGTGTCTTTCACAAAAATGAACAGAGCTTTTTCTGGACTAAGGTGTAAACGTTTTCTGATAACATACAAGAATTTTCCCATGGTAAGATCGTTAGGTACAAGATATTTGTGTTTATCAATATCTGCGATAGATATGCTTCCTTTTTTTTCTACGATTACAGGAACACGGTCTGGATATTTTTGTAATATTTTTGCTGACTCATTACATCTTTCATCAAATGAGTGTTTGTCTTTGAAGCTCTTAACAGAGCCGTCGAGAGAATCATTAACCGTTTTTTTAAGTGCACTAAACATTTTACTACTATATAATACGAATATATATATATATAATAATTTTATTCAGATATTTATTTTCAATTTTATTTTAATTTAGATTATCAATTTTTATTGATTTTAATAAAATTATATAAAAGATTAAATAATATATTATTACATCAATATACGTCAATCAACTGATGAAAACAAAATCATTACTAAATACATTGAATTCAAAAACAGAATTTAACAATGAACAAAAAGAATATATCCAACAACATTTGTACGCACTATTTATGGATTCATGTAAATTAGGATACAAGAATCTATCAGAATATTTATATAATTTGCATAAAACAGAAGATGTTAATAAAATCACAATAAATGATGGAGGAAGATATTCTGATTTATTTAGATATACATGCGCACACGGACAAAAAGAAATAGCAGAATGGTTATATAATTTATCAAAGGTGGAGGGAGATAAAATAGATATAAACGGACAAAGTGATTCTGCATTTATTTGGACATGTGAAAGTGGTCATGTTGAAACTGCTAAATGGTTATATAATTTATCTAAAATGGATGGCAACAAAAAAATAAATATAAATGTTAAAAGAAACAAAGCATTTAAAATGAGCTGTCTCAATGGTCATATTGAAATGGTTAAGTTTTTATATGAATTGAGTAAAACAGATGGGAATAAAAAAATTAAAATAGACAAAACTTTTGATGAAGTATTTATTGAAATTTGCGGCAACGGTAAAACACAAGTGGTAGAATATTTATATAATTTATCAAAAACCGACGGAAATACAAAAATTAATATTAACATAGGTGACAAAATACATAATAAAGATAGTCCTTTTATTTACTCTTGTATAGGTAATCACACTGAAACTGCAATATTTTTATATAAATTAAGTAAATTAGATAATAATATACCACTTGACGATTATAGTTTTAGAACAGCTGTTCATGATTGTTGTTGGCGCGCAAACACCAGTGGTTTTGAATGGTTATATATAATAGGTTTAAAATTAGAAGATTTTATAGATGACGATTTGATTTCCACTTGTTGCGAAAGACGTTTTTATTTACGAACAACACTTGATTTTTTGTGTAAACTATGTCCAGAATATTCGGTTGTTGACAATAGCGATAAATTAATCCCAATGAAAAATGGTCAAAAAATTGAATAGTTATACATTTGCTTACGTCATTTATTTTTTCATATTATTATCTAAACCGTTGTTGAATACTCGCGATATAGACTCATTTTGTTTTTTCAAATAAAATGGGAATCATTAGTGAAAAAATTAGCCAATACGGAGCGAATTCATTGATTGTGATCACATGGATTGCGTCATTGATTGCGATAATAATGCATTTCTCCGGTAACATTCAGCCAACTGTACAATTTGTTCTTGCACTTATTGGAATGATTAACATGGCTCGAATGGTTGGTGATGCAACGGAGGCTTTGAGCGAAAAGATGGGTGATATGATTGGTGGTATGATGTCAGCTGCATGTGGAAACATTCCAGAACTAATTTTTAGTTTGATTGCATTGTTCAATGGTTCATACAGTTTGCTACTGGCAACATTAATGGGGAGCGTTGTATCAAATTTGCTTCTTGTTTTTGGTACTTCTATAATGGTGGGTAGTTACAAAAATAATTGGCGTCAGTCATACAAAAAAGGTCCTATTCATGATCTGGCGATGTTACTATTACTTGGCACTGCGATGATGTTTACCGCAACGAGTTACATTTCTGGAACAAAGAGTGGTAATTCTAATATTATTACTATCACATTTTGCGTTCTACTATTGGTTATGAACATAATTTTTACATTGTATCAACTGAAATTTGATACAATCAATCTCATGGGTCTGCGTCAACATTCAAACAAGAAACTTATTACAGGATCTATTCCATTAACTGATATCGGTTCAACACGTTCATCAAATGATGGACAACATCATGAGAACAATAATATTGCGGGGGGTCATGGTACTGAAGAAATTACTATTATGGTTGAGGATACAGACAGACATGTGGAACATAACCATGCAATTACTAATGACGTAGTAATTCCAACATTTACCCCAGTTAAAATTTTTGGTCATCAGTTTACTTTTCCATTTTCAGATTCTAAAAAGGATGTTATTATCGAAATCGCTCTACTTACCATTGCATCTGCATTTGTAGCCCTATTGTCTGAAATTTTGACCGAAACTTGCGAAGTATTTTCTAAAGAGTTGGGATTGAGTAATGAATTCATCGGCTTTTTTATTGTTGCCTTTACTGGTAATGCGGCTGAACATTGGACAGGTATTAAAACAGCGTACAATAATGAAATCGATCTTTCAATCACTACTGTTGAAACATCTGGTACACAAATTTCCATGTTGATCATTCCAATTATTGTTCTGTTGAGTTACACACAATCAACACCTCTGTACATGGTGTTTGATGTCTATCAACTTGGTATTTACATTTCAACTATACTGTTTGTCCAATACATCATCAGAGATAATGAATCGAATTTCATTGAAGGAACCTTTTTGTTGATGTTCTATTTGTGTTCTGCCGTTATGTATGGAGTCGTCACAGCATAAAAAACACAACAAACATATTTTAATATTTTAATATTTTATTTATTCAAATAATCATTTAATGATTTGAGAGAGAAATTACCTTTTGTTCCAGTCAATTGTTGAAGTTGCTTATTGAAGCCTCTTAATTCAACATATATTTTGTCACCATAATTGTCATATGTAAACTTCTTAACATCTGTTTTAATTATATCCTCTGGATCTTCAGGTGCTATTGCATGAACGAGGAAATTATATAACGATACATTATTGATTTGTAAACCAGTATTATCAAATAAATATTGATTCTTTGTGATGAATCTAAGGAAATTATATTTAACATCATCAGAAAATGTTTTAAATATATCACTGTATTGATGCCTGAGTGCAAAATATAATGTTTTCTTATCCCCCTTATATACTGTGAAAAAGTATATAACTAAAAAAAACCAATTCGACATATTTTTATATTCATTTGTTTCTTTAGTTTCGATTCTCTGAATTAAATTATTCATAAGCATAAATTCATAATATTTTGTCATTAAATTCACATGTGTAATTACAGCATTATTAAATGAATCAATATAAGGATGGTGATCACTAGCTAAATATTCCATGACAATAATTACATTTATAAGATCTAATCCAAAAGTCATTTGTATTACCCACTTTACATCATTTGGGATATTTTCGATCCGATATGGCATAAAAAATCCCAACGTATTACTATCTTTATCATCATCTGTCATCATAACATTATCTTCTGAAATTTCATCCTCCGTAATAATATTATTTTTAACGAATGTTGTTACATATCCATTATTTGATCCTGGAAATATAATTTTTGTTCCGTTAATTTCTTTTACAAGAAGATAACCATTTAATTTATCAATATCATTTTCAGTAAAAAACTCTATCAATTTACTTATACCATCATTTAAGCATCCAAGTACTGAATTTGTAAATGGAGTATTCAATAAATAGGTTATATGAAATTCGGTATGTGTCAAATACATATCATGGTTATTATATGCATTACCCCGATTTTCTTGTGAAACATCAAATGTGTATACAGGCTTTCGATTTATATTGTATAAATTAATTTTAGCTACATCTCCCATTATAAAAGTATTGACTTCATTTATTGGAGGTCTGTTTTTAACGCCACTTGCTTCTGTGTATGATGTGTCATATGATACACTAAATATACGTTCTATATTGTCATCTAATTCATCAGTATATATAGTAATCGGCTCTCTATAAACTTCAGAAAATGGCACAATATATTTAGTGTTTGTTATCATTATTGGAGAAATTTGCGCAGTTTCAAACTCGAAACCAATTGATGTAATTAAGGATAATATATTGTTCTCTATTAGCTTCCCACCATACAAAATATTTTGAACAGTTTCAACTTCCTTTAAATCAATATATTTCTTTTTATATTTTAAATACTTATGTTGGAACATATTTATAATAATAATAGATAAAATAGTATTTATCATACACAAACTTTTAATATTAACACTTTCAATTTAGTCTGATTTTACAGTCAAACTTGTTCTTAATAGGTGGAATTTGTTTCATTCAAATTGACTACGTAAACGTTAAAATTTGTATTATCATGTATGTTTTTAATTGCAAACAAAATTACTTGTCTAATATTAGCTTTGTGTAAATCGTTTTCTGGCAATGTAATTCTATTATCACTATACATCATATATTTAGTTACTTCTAAATATGCTCGTTTATCACTACCGGTTATTTTTTTCGTCATAAATACTAATTCATTGTCTGAATTTACGTATACAATAGTATTATCTGGCAAAGATTCCAGAGGTGTCATACGGCGTGATACAATAACAGAATAACTATTATTGTTTGTCTTCCAATAATGTTGCTTGTCTTTAGAGTTCAATACTAATGCACCCTTTTCCGATTTGAAAACGATAGAATTATTTTGTCCCATTTGTGTTGTTTAATAAATAAATATTAATTATAATAGATATATATATACCATTCTTTGATCAATTTTTTATATTTAATTATATTTCGATGTTTATATCGATTTTATTCATATCAAAATAGGACACATCATTTTCTTCTACAATGGAATTATCAGACTGCTTATGGATTTCTACAACATTATTTTTTTCGTATTCTTTGATTTTATTTATTGCCATAGTGTAAAGATCATCATTAACACCAAACAGTTCAATAGCTCTATCTTTATCGATGTATTCAGATGCAATATATGCAAATAATGCCAGTTTTTCTTTACCCATAGATTTAAAATTTTCATGTTCAACAAAAAATTTATTCCATTCTTCAATAATATCATCAATTATTTTATTGTCCATTTTATCATCCAATATTTTTTGAAGATGTTTTCTACCAATCAACATAATACAAAGTTTATTAAAAGTCAAATATTTACCTTTATACATTCGATGAGTTTTGACTCCATTTTCATTGTACAAAAACATATTTTAATATTTACCATTTTTATTTATACTGACGATGATTTTTTTATATTTATATTTCAATTTTTAAATCAATTTTATTAAAAATTGAATAAATAAATATAAAAATCGTCTAAAGAAATCATTATATAAATTATTATTGATCATAAACCAATTACATATTAATAATTAATTCATGGGAAAAGATTATTACAAAATTTTGGGTGTTGAAAAAAATGCTAGTGAAGACGATATCAAAAAAGCATATCGCAAGTTGGCTGTCAAGTGGCATCCCGACAAGAATATAGAAAATAAAGAGAAAGCTGGTGAAATGTTTAAGGACATTGCTGAAGCATATCAGGTATTGAGCGACAAAAATAAGAGAGAAATGTATGATACTCATGGATCAGATAATCCAAATATGTTCAATGGTAATGCACATTTTGCAGATGCAACTGATATGTTCAATTCATTTTTTGGTAATGAAAATCCTTTTATGGGAAAATTTTTTAATATGGGTAATATGGGCAATATGGGCAATATGGGCAACGGAAATAATTCTCGACAAAGAATGTTTGTTAATGGACGCCCAGTTAATATGGGAGGTATGCCACCAAATATGAATCATAATATGCATCCTGGTATGAATCCAAATATGAATCCAAATATGAATCCCAACATGAATGCAAATACTAATCAAAACGGCAATGCATATATGGATTTACCCGTAGCAAACGACATTATTCAAGATATTGAATGTACTCTTGAAGATCTTTATCATGGTAAAACATTTACAAAAACTGTATCACGCAAAGTAATAAATAGAGAAACAGGTGAAAATCAAACAGTTAATGAACAATTCATTGTTAAAGTAGAACCAGGTATGAAAGAAGGAACAAAAATGACACACTCTAAGAAAGGTAATGACGAACAAGGAAAGGCAACGGGTAATCTTGTATTTATAATAAAAGAAATTAAAGGAACAAATTTTGATCGATTAAATAAATATGATTTGTATTCAAGTGTCGATATAACTTTGACGGAAGCACAAAATGGATTCATGCGAAATGTCACATGTATCGATGGAAAACAAAGATTGATGTATGTTCCTCCTCTACAAAAATCAACTTATACATATAAATTGGCCGGTTGTGGTATGCCTGTCAGAATTTCAGGAAAATTAAATGGATTCGGAGATTTACATGTCGGTTTTATGATCGATCTGACTAAATAATAAAATAACCAAATAATTACATAATCAAGTAATTAAATTAAAAATTGATTAATAGAAATATTTGTATTTATATTTCTATTTGTATTTGTTTATTAATATAAAAGTATCTAATCATTGAAACAGCTAAGATAATAATATTAAATAAATTATGGCTCTCTATTTTGTAACAGGAAACAAAAATAAACTACATGAACTTAAAAAGATTCTTGATATTGAAATTGAATCGATAACTTTT